CAACGCTTCACCCCAAGGAGCTGGGTCTGGCTTTCGGCCTTGCGCTCGATGCCATCCGCGACGAGCTGAAGAACGGGAAGATCATAGAGCTTGACCAGATTGGCCGCCTCTATCCCGCCATCACGTCGCATTGGACGGAGACGCAGGAGGAACAGACGCTCGACGGGCTGACCAAGCGCGTGGCATATCGCCCGTCGCAGGAAATCACCGCCGCCATCGCTGGCGCAAAGCTGGCATGGGCAACCGCCAAGGAAGCGGCAGAGAGCGACACCGACGGCACGGACACCGGCACGGACGACAACCAGGGCGGCGGCAGCACGCCACCGCAGGGAGGCGAACTGGAGGGGTAAACCCAGCTGCCCCATTCATGCGAATAATGTAACAATCATCATAGATATGGATGCAAAGAAGAGAGAAATCAGAACCATTGAGTGCGAGCTTGCAGTTAGAGAAGTTGACGGCAGTTCGCAGGGCGAGTCTCGCACCATTACCGGCACAGCCATCGTGTTTAATGCTGAGTCGCAAGTGCTTGACGACTGGGGTGTTGACTTCCGAGAGATTATCAAGCCGGAAGCCTGCACGCAGACATTCATAAACTCGCAAGACATCAAGCTCAACCTCTTGCACAACCGTTCAATGACCATCGCGCGAAGCAATAAAGGGCGCGGGAGTCTGAAGTTGACGGTTGACGGCAGGGGAGTGAACTTCGAGTTTGAGGCACCCAAGTGCGACCTTGGCGAACAGGCATTGGAACTGGTTCGCAGCGGTGTGTACAGCGGTTGCTCCTTCGAGTTTATCCCTGAAGACTATGAGGTGGAGGAGCGCGGAGCCAACAAGGAGGTGCGCATCACCCACAAGAAGTTCCGCGCAATCACGGCATTGACCATCGGCATGGACCCTGCCTACACGCAGACCACCGTCAACGCCCGCGAGATGTGGAACGAGACGCCAACCGCCAAGCGCGAGGCTGAGGAGGCCGAGGCCGCAAAGAAGGCCGAGGAGGAAAGGCTGCGCGAGATGGAGGAGCGAGAGAAACTCTTGATGCGCCAGCGTGAGATAGCGAAGGCACGCCGTCTCGCACGTGAGCGTGATATTGAACTGACAACGTATTAAATTCTTTAAACCGTTTAGAGATATGCAAAAACAGAAAAAGACACTTGAGCAGTTGATGACCCGCCAACGCGAAATCAACGACTCACTGGCAAGCATCGAGGATGTATTGCTGAAGCGTGAACTTAACGATGAAGAAAAAGGCAACCAAACCCAGCTTCTTCATGAGTACGAAACCAACAAGCGCGAGATTTCCCTTGCCATCCAGGAGAAGCAGGCGGCAGCCGTGGCCATCGCTCCCAAGAAGGACGTGAACACAGAGCTCCGCGAGTTCTTCCGTGAGGCAAAGCCCGGAAGCAAGTTCGTTATCCCGATGAACCGCGAGAGCATCAGCTATGGCGCACAGACAGGCGGCTTCGGCGGCACTGACGGCTACGTTCAGGGCATCACCGTGGTTGACCTGATTCCAACCGACCGTCCCGACGGCGACATCCTTGCCACCGCAGGCGTTCCCATGACAACGGGCGTGCAGGGCAACAAGATTCAGTGGGCATTCGCCGGCGGCGTGGAGGCGGTATTTGCCAACGAGCTTGCGGCTACCACCGAGCGCGTCATCGACCTTGACAAGCAGGTGCCCATCCAGCAGCGTCTCACCGTGCGCGTTCGCATCTCGAACCAGGCACTTGAGAACAGTACCTTCGACCTTCAGAGCTACATCGTGCGCGTTGTGGCTGACTCCATCCGCAAGAAGATCAACTTTGCGTTGGCTTCCACGACCAAGGCAACTGAGACGTTCTTCGGTCCTTTCGCCCAGACTGCTGAAAGCGGAACCTACGGACAGGACGGCTATCAGCCCGGTAAGCAGGTCGGCACGTACACCACCTTCACCAAGGAGACCGCCGCTGCCATGATCGGAAAGCTCGCGAACAGAAACCTTGATACCGACAACCTCGTGTTCGTGATGGGCGCATCCGACTTCTGGAAGCTCAAGGTTACTCCTTTCGACGCTGGCTCCGGCATCATGCTCATCGGCAACGACAACCGCTTGCTCGGTATTCCTGTCGTTCCCAACAACGCCATCAACCGCTCGACGGAGAAGGGCGCATTGTCTGGCCACAACATCGGCTTGGGTAACTTCAAGTACGTGCCAACCATGCAACATGGCAACATCCGCCTGAGCATCGACGCTACATCGGCCGTTGCGTCCAACACGGACGAGGTGTACACCACTATCAACGCCGACTTCTCAATGACCGTGCTGAAGGCAGCCGCCGACGCATTCGTGGTTTACTCCATGACAGGTGCAGGCTCCGCAAGCGACGTGTAATTTTTTGTGGGTTTAACATAGTTCCGGCACGGGGTTGACGGAGTTGACAGCCCGCCATCCCGTGCTTTTTCCACTCTCAA